CTCGTCCGGAATGTGAACATACCTATCTAATTTAGATAGAATATCACGTTCCAGGCCCCCCGCACTAAAGACAAGTTTTCGTTGTCCTTTGTAGAGTGGCTTCGTTTGTTTCAAACGCCTATAGAATTTACCAGAAAGCGAAATAACCGAAGGGTTATGATACGCTCGCTGGTATCCTGTATGAAAAGCAGCCAACATACTTGCCGGGTTCTCAAAAGCTGCAAGGAAATTTTCAACCTTTCGGCTGTCTATTCCCTGCTGACCTTGAGGTCTAGGATGTATGCTAAGATGTTTTTCAATGTATCTATTTGTAGCTTCTGAGGCTACAAATGGTGGTTGAAGTAACGCCCTACCACGCTTAGGAATAAGGGATAATCCACCATATCGATGAAAATCTACTATTTTCCTGGTTGACAGGAAAGCAGACCATCGATCGTGCATTAACCCCGGTGCCTTAGGGTAACAGGGATGGTTAATTCCACCCATTGAAGTAATTGCGCCCAAGGGCAACCCACGGGAACGTCCGAGTTCATAGAAATTATGAAACTTAGAATATTTCCAAAGGCCCCTTTTGCGCAAATACGATCGATCGGGTTTATAGCCCAATTGATTCTGGAGAAATCCTTGGTAAGCATCTGGTAAATTAAACCAGTTGATCTCCCCCTTGGACCCTCCAGAAGGCGCAACCCAATAACTTAATAGTTCATACGGTTGCGGTTTTCCATCTTCAGAAGGAATCTCAGTGAAGAGCGAACGTCTCTTATAATAAAAGGACTTACGCTCTGAAATGAGTGCTCCGAGATTAGAAATAGTTTTATTAAAAATTTCTTTTTTCTCAGGAGTTGTTTCTGCCAATTCAGCATCATCACCGCATGTTTTAAAATGTGAGATGTTTGCTTTATGGCATCCAAACGCGGTTACGACCGGCAGCACAGCCCAAGAGGTTGCATTGCCCATCATAGCCCCCTGTTTTGAATAAAAACCAGGAAGTGTGTAGAGAGAATAAGCCCACATAATGTAGGCTTCAGTCCAATCTGACACAACCTTTGCCGCATACCAAAAAGGGCAATCAAACCCTTTAAGTTTTTTCGACATTGGTAAACCATCGGTATGTAACCACACACCCATGAAGTCCTCAAGCTCAAAATCTTCTCCAAAGAGATTAAGAGTAGGAGGACTAGGAATCTCAACGTCCCAATTTATTACATAATGAGGGCCGAAGAGCTTCGGAAGAAATTCCCTGTATTCCTCGAGTTCGGGATGTAAGTTAATTACTTCCTCATAGAAAATTCGGGTTAACCAGAAAGGATGTTGATCAGTAGCTACTGAAAGATCAAGGCTGTAATATGGCCCTGGTTTTTCAGATAGATCTACGTCAAGATCGCCTCCTAGGGATGCCGATGCTGGTTTATATTTCAGCAAATGAGCATCCGCCGCTTTTCTTAGTGGCTGAAGCATTAAGCTAAAGCAAGTCAAGGTTTTAGTTGGAACCCTGACTTTTAATCCCTTCTCTTCTGCAAAGATAGGTTGTACTATCATATACGGAAGGGAAGAAATTAAAGTACGAGTAAAATGAGACATAAGTGAGTTATAATAACTACTTAGTTTCATATTAATAGTATTAAACATAAGAGCAAGTTTATAACTTTGCACTTCGTTTTCAGGTATGTCAGGTTCAGGGCTACCGGGATTCTCATTCATAACCAGAGAAGCAGGGAGTGCTGCAATCGTAGCTGCTAAGCTACGACTTGGAGCAACAATCGCTTCTCGGGTATATGTGGAATTCTGGGTAAGGAGGGTACCGGGATTCGTCAAAGATGTCGCCCCTAAGGTCGGCAAATTTACAGAATGCACGTTATCCTCGTCAGACTCCGAAGGTTCTTCTGAACTATCGGACCAATCTGACCCTTCATCTTGATTAATCTGATTTATACCTAAACGCTCTTGGACTCTACGCAGGCGATAACCTGCGTATATGTTAAGATAGTTTTCGTATAATTGTTGAGTACGTAAAGTCGTATCATCAACAGGGATTGGGTCAACAACTTTGCCGAGAAATTTCTCGCCTAAATCGTTGTCTAAGGCATTCTCCCTGCGCACAAA